TAGTAAGTTCACTCGCTGTTTTTCTAAATGCAAGTCACCAACCTTGCCACCATTGTTGATTACTTTCCCGAAGCATTTGTTGCTGAGGCATGTGAAAAGAAAGGCATGAAAGTTGTTGTCAAGCGTTTCATCCGTCGCGTTCATTTCCGTGCTACTGGTCAGAAATCTTATAGCACAGTTCTTGGTATTGAAGCAAAGCATGATTGGCAGTCTCGTATTGCTAAAGGTGCAACAGTTACAGGATTCAATACAGACAAAATGCCTCGCTCTGAGTATATGCCACTGATGTGCTGAGTTTATGTCACTTATCAAAGATTATCTTCACACAAAAATGATGGACCAACTTGAAATGTTGTCTGCCCGAGAACAACTAATGGAGGACATTGATTCAATTATCAGTGGTTTCTTCAATGACACTTATGAGGGACAATATCCCGAAGAGTGTGAAGAACTCACCCGCGTCCTGTGTGATGCAGTCTGCAAAAACTTCCCCACTAAATGACAATGACTAAGGACAACATCATCGACCGCGATACACTCCAAGATAACATGATCAACCAGATCTTGGATGACATGGACATCAAAACAATGATGGCAATTCTTTATGATAACATGAGTGAGAGTTATGATAAGTATTCGGTTGATGAATTGATTGCGGAAGTAGAAGAATACTACCCACATTTGTTGGAGGAATAAGTTACTCACCTCTAAAGTGTTGCAGTTGTATGAATGACACTATCTACAACGAAGTTCTGAAAGTTTGGAACGACCAAACCCCTGATGATTTCGCTATCTTCAGTGAACTCTACTATGAAATGTTTGGTGAGGATGGTGACATCCCTTACACCACAATGTCAACTTGTTCTTCATTCTTTCCTTATAAATGAAAACAACAACAGCAACTTATCAGATACAAGTTACAACTGACGAGGGGCATTTGTCTTTTCTAAAAGATATGCCAACACGACCAAAAACACAGAGAGGGATTAAGTCACAGAACAACAAGTTATCGAAGTGGGTAGAACAACAATATCCTAACTTTACATCATACGATATCACATTGCTTTAGACCAATGCTCAACACAATGACAAAAACTCAGGTTGTGAAAGTAGTCCGCGAAACTGCAATGAAAGTAGACAAGAACCTGACGAGAGAGGAGAAACAACAAGTTTTCAATCGTGTGGTTGATGGTTTATTTGCAGATGGAAGAATCACCAAGAAGCAACAAGTTTCCTGGACACATCCGTTTTAATAAAAGTTACTAACGTACCTCTTATTCTTACGAATAAAAGTTACTCACCTTGAAAGTGTTGCAGTTGTATGAATAACACACTTTTTTCCGACTCTAACCTGACTGAACTGCAAGGGTTCATGTTTGACACAATGGCATCATCAGAGATGGCAGTTGATTGGTTCTGCGATCGTTTCGATGTTTCTGCAACTGATGAAGTCATTGATTTTGTCCTTGATGCACACTTTGCCTTCTTCGGTGAGTGATAACAACTAAAGGCATATTTCTGCCTTTCAAAGTTACTCACCTCTAAACTGTCTCATAGACGTAAGCACACTTCTTCATTATGCTCAAAGGTCAAGAACTCCTCAATGCCGTTCAACTCTACACTCAACAGGGAATGTCCCGAGTTGATATGTGTGCCGCTTGCGGTTATGTTGTAGACGGTAAAGCAAAGTACACTGCATTTTACGAGTCTATTATGGAAGCAAAAGGCATCATCACTGCTGCTGTTGCTGAACAACAAGACGAAGTAATTGCAGAGGATAGCAACAACCAAGAGACTATCAATGAACTCCTGGAAGACTATCCCGCTGCTGCTATTGAAGAGTTTATTGAATACTTTGGTGAGGGACAAATCGACTCCTTCACTGATAGTTACCAAGGTGAGATGTCTGGTTCTGAGTTCGCTCAACAACTGGTAGAAGATTGCTACTGCCTGGATGTTCCTGGGTTTGTTGCTATCGACTGGTCTTACACTTGGGATAACCTTCGTGATGATTATGTTGAGTTGGAAGGTTACATCTTCTGCCTTAACTTCTGAGTCGCTAACGCTCTGTCTAACGACTAGTTTCTAACACAAACTAACAAGTCCTAAGTATGACTCTAAACTGCTTATTTTTTATACATTTTTTCTTTTCATTATGTCTCGCGAAACTGCACTTGGTATGCTCAAGGTTGGTAACACTGGTGATGAAATTCTTCAGATCCTAGATGTTATCGCTGCTGATATTGAGTCTGAAAAGAACATGAATGATATTGCAGAATTGCTCTTCTAAATGTCTCTCTAGACGAGAGGATTACGATTCTATGATAACACCACGGGATGCCTAAAAGCATCCCTTTTTACTGCATATACATAAAGATTATGCTTTTTTTATATTAAAAAAGGTTTTATAAATGTATTTGCATTGTTTATACCTTTTCAACATGTTGTGGAAAAAGGTGTGGATAATACCCTCTGAATGTGCTTCTGAGTATCTCTCAGGGTACTGCTAAGTGTCTCTGATAAATGTGTCTAGGTCTTGTGATCTAAGCGAGCAGTCTATCACACTCTCGCAGAAAAGTCAAGGGGGACGGAGATAAGTATTGCCAGGGGTTGACAGCACAAAAATATCAGACTTTCTGATAAATACACTGAGGAACATTGACAGTAACTCTCTGTTATTCTATACTGTAAAAGCATCACTCAGGGAGCACCAACCATGCCTACTATCTACCATCAAGCGCAAAAGAGTAAGTATCGCATCACCTTAGAGATTGATGCGCTGGGAGACTTCGACCCACATAATATCAACTGGGAGAAACTCTTTGAGTTGGAAGGTTCTGAACACTGTGATGCATATGTAGAGGACCTGAGTACACCTGATAGATGGTAAGTTATGGCGCTTCATTGTTACTCACCTCAGAAGTGTAGTAATAGTGTAAGCACCGCACTTCTGCAATGAACACTGCAACTCACCTGGTCAACATCTGCGATACGTTGAGTGCTTCTGGTGTCACTCCTAAGTATACCAAACTGAAGAGCACTGTCGGTCGTAAGCGTAAGTCTGCACTGAACAAAACTGCCTCTAGTGGTAAGAATGCCCTGGGCACTCATGATACACAAAAGGGGTCGTATGTTGGTTCTGGCGATATTGCTATCGGTGCAGGTCGTATGGGTACACTGAACCCCGTAAACTCACTGGGTCGGCAGTACACTGGAGATAAAGCAAAAATTGCTGCTATGTATCAGAAACAGGTTGCCGCTGATCGTAAAGCAGCAGCACTTGATCGTATCGCTGGTTGATAGTAACCGTAGCGGGCAGTTGTTGACACTCTGCCCGATATGTGCTAATATCAGTGTATGCGTATTCGGCAGTTATTATGCGGGGCGGTGTTGATGCCCTGCGGGCGTAGCGTTGCCCCCGTATATAAAAATCGATCACTACCCTAGTCTACAGAGGTGACAAATCGACCTTTAAATATCACTCTCATAAAAAAATCCCGGATATGAAAAAGCACCCTACAAAGTTCGCTGGTTATTATGTAACCGAAGAAGGGGAAGTGTGGAGAGATGCCACAAGAAAGTATGAGCAAGGTCTCATACGTGTGGGGGAGCATTTCAGGGGTGGTTCACATAAAGTGAATAATGGGAGATGCTATCCTAGTATCAACATTTCTTTAAGAGATAATAATGGAAAGTTCTTAAAGCAAATACGATATTATACGCATAGGTTAGTTGCAGAAACTTTATTGGAAAACCCAAACAACCACAATGAGATAGACCATATCAATCGTGATAAATGCGATAATAGGGTAACAAACTTGCGGTGGGTAAGTAGAGAAGACAATATGAGGAACACCAAATGAAACGTCCCTATTGGTCTTTTTGGAAGGTAGTACTAGCAGGATGGCTCATTAGGTATCCGAAGACAATATCCAAGGTGGTGTTAATACCCCTTGGATTTTTTATTGTCTTGGTATATAATGCTCTTGTAAACTGAATAACTAGAAAAAAAATCCGGAGGTAAAATGAACCCCACAAAGGTTTATCACGTATATGCAAAGAATGAATGTTTGTATAATAACTTAAGTGAGAGACAATTTAATAGAGTATGGGAGACCCTCAAGGGAATGGTAGGTTTAATGAAGACCAACTATGAACTTGAGGACTTATCATATGAGGAGGTAGAGGTAATACGACAAGTGAATGAGGAACATTCATATTGACAAGGTATACATAAACTGTTAGAATTGAACTGAAGTTATTTTCAACTATGGCAAAAGGATTTACTGTAAAAGCTGCTGCACCTAAGAAGAAGGAAGCAGAGTGGGACTATGATGCTATCAAAGCACGGATGAAAGGAAAGACTATTGTATTTTGTCTTCCAGGACGTGGATGTAGTTTTATCTTCCTGAAGAACTTTGTACAACTGTGCTTTGATATGGTACAGAATGGAATGAGTATTCAGATTAGTCAAGACTATTCTTCTATGGTTAACTTTGCACGTTGTAAGGTTCTTGGAGCAAATGTATTGCGAGGACCGAAGCAAATTCCATGGGATGGTAAGTTGGAGTATGACTATCAGTTGTGGATTGATAGTGATATTGTATTCAACACAGAGAAGTTCTGGCAGTTGTGTGATGTGGCATTTCCTGCAGAAGGAGAGGAGAAACAGATTGCTGCTGGATGGTATGCAACAGAAGATGGTCACACGACATCAGTTGCCCACTGGTTGGAAGAGGATGACTTCCGTAAGAATGGTGGAGTCATGAACCATGAAACAGTGGAATCTATCAGTAAGCGGCGTAAGCCATTCACTGTAGACTACACAGGTTTTGGATGGGTGCTCATTAAGAAGGGTGTCTTTGAGAACCTTGAGTATCCTTGGTTTGCTCCTAAGATGCAAATCTTTGAGTCTGGTGCAGTACAAGATATGTGCGGCGAGGATGTCTCGTTCTGTCTTGATGCAAAGGAAGAAGGGTTTGATATTTGGTGCGATCCTCGCATTAGGGTTGGGCACGAAAAAACTCGCGTTATCTAATGGATATTTTGTTTATCATTGCCTTTACAAGTTTACTCGTTAGTGGTATGCTTTGTATTGGCAATAAAACTTCTACAACACCAAGGGACTATTAACTATGGCAATGATGAAAGGTGGCAGTTATGTGCCGTCAAAACCGAAGAAGACTCGTCAAGGTAACTCACAGCACACGTTGCTTTCCGCTACCTCTCGTAATAAGGCAAAAAAGAAGTATCGTGGACAAGGTAAATAAGTGAAGAGTTACGTTATGTAAATGGCAGCACTTATTTGTAACCTACCTTCAGTTGAAGTATGGGTTAGAAAAGAATATCTTACAGACCATCAAAGTGGTCATGGTGAGTTTGTTAAAGGCGTCTGGGTATCGTGTAAGTCGATACCTGGGCGCACTTTTTATTTTGAAACTTACTTACCAGAATATGCAGCAATGTATGATAAGTTACCTATCAGTGCATTTGTATCGGCACCAGAGACTCCAAGTCCTGATATGAACCTACCAAACTTACAGTTTTGGAATTGTATGGACTATGGTGTTGTTGCAGTTACAAAACAGTTCATTGGTAGTATGGACTATGAGTTGTATACTAGAGACTATGGTATACAGAAAGGTACATATATCTGTACTATCGATAACTATCACCAAGATCCAGAAGTTATTGACTATGCTACAAGTGAAAACCCAGCAGAACATAAGTCACATAACCTAATTGAGTTGGAAAATGGTCAGTATGCATTGTATCCTAACAATAGAATGCGTATCTATGATAATAGTTTGACACCAATGGAACCAAAGATGCCTGACTTTAAGGTTTCAACGCAATATTATCAAGTTGAAAATGGTTTTGAACGTCTTGGTATGGGTCGTGAGGATGAATATTTCTGGAAAACTTCAAAAGAACGTGTGGAGGAGAAAGAAACTATTGAAGAAATGTACAAATCACAAGATGGAAGACCACTTGACTCACAATAAATAAAAATAATTGGTACTTGCAGAGAAAAATATGACAACACAACACGATTTTTTAGATAATTTGGGAAATCACCAGCATCAAAAGATGCTTCGTGAGATTGCAAATGATGATAGGACACCAAAAAAGCGCGATTATTTGATTCAGACCGAATTATATGAGGTCGATGGTGATAGTGACGACAATAATGTCCTAAAAGGGTAATAAATAAGATAGAATTATAATTTTTTATGCCTGTAGAACGGGTAAGTAAGGGTTTCAAAGATGTCAGTTCGTCATTTCAGGATAATCCCCTGACAAATGACCTGCTGGCTATTACTAATGAGACTGCGATTGCCCGTTCTGTACGCAATCTTGTCTTGACATACCAAGGTAAGCGTCCATTTAACCCACTTTTGGGTTCAAAAGTAAGTCGTTTACTATTTGAGTCTGTTGATAATATTACAGCATCTGCAATAAAGGATGAAATTGAGACAACTATCAATAATTTTGAACCCAGAGTGAATTTAACTAGGGTTGATGTTTCTCCAGATTTCGATAGTTATGAATTTAATGTGACTGTACGTTATGAAATTGTTGGAATTGAAGTACCACCCCAACAATTATCATTTGCATTACAACCAACACGCTAATGGCACTAGTAAATTTCTCAAATCTAGACTTCGACCAAATAAAAACGTCGATTAAGGACTACCTTAGGTCGAACTCGAACTTTACTGACTATGATTTTGAAGGTTCAAACCTTTCAACTATTATAGATGCACTTGCATACAATACTTACATCACCTCATACAATGCCAATATGGTGGCAAATGAGGTGTTTATTGATAGTGCCACATTAAGAGAGAACGTAATTTCTCTGGCAAGGAATATTGGATATACCCCAAGGTCAAGAAGAGCAGCAAGAGCAAAAATATCTTTCTTTGTTGATACTAGTGGACTGTCAAACCCACCTACATCATTAACCTTAAAGGCAGGTGTTGTATGTACAACTCGTAGTTTTGGTAGTGAGAGTTATTCATTCACCATTCCATCAGATATAACTGTACCTGTCGTAAACGATATTGCTACCTTTGATGATGTAGAAGTATATGAAGGTACAAGAATTGTAGAAACCTTTACTGTAGACGCATTTAACTTAAACCAAAGATACCTTTTAGGTAATGCTGGTATTGATACTAGAACTCTTTCGGTTTCTATAAAACCTTCTGAGTCATCTACTGTATCCAGACAATACAACCTGGCAACTAGTTTATTTGATATTAAGTCCGACTCTGCCATATACTTCCTGCAAGAGATAGCAGACGAAAGATATGAGTTGATATTTGGTGATGGCGTCTTCGGAAGAAAACTAGAAGAACCAGACTTTATTACTGTAGAGTATAATGTATCAACTGGTGCTGCTGCAAATGGTTTATCATCGTTTGCGTTTAATGGTAGGTTGCTTGACCAAGCAGATAGAGTTATTACGTCTGGCATCTCTCTTATCACTACATTAGAAGCATCACAACTTGGTAGTGATATTGAAAGTGTTGAGTCTATTAAGAAGTATTCAACCAGAATATATGCTTCAAGAGAAAGAGCAGTAACTGCTGCTGACTACGAAGCACTTATCCCCATGGTTTATCCTGAAGCAGAGTCTGTTTCAGCATATGGTGGTGAAGAACTGTCACCTCCACAGTTTGGAAAGGTATTCATCAGTATCAAACCATACAATGATAGATATCTGTCAAACTTGATTAAAGATAATATCAAGAGAGACCTGAAGCGTTATTCTGTTGCTGGTATCATTCCAGAGATCATTGACCTCAAGTATCTCTACCTTGAAGTTGAAACTAATGCTTATTATAATACAAACTTAGCACCATCATCTAATACTGTAAAGTCTGCGATATCAAGTAATATCGGTGCATATGCAGACTCAACAGAGTTGAATAAGTTTGGTGCTAGGTTCAAGTATAGTAAGTTCTTAAAAATTATTGACGACAGTCACGCAGCTGTCACTTCAAATATCTCTACTGTGAACATGAGAAGAGATATGAGAGCATCTATCAACTCATTTGCTGAGTATGAGGTATGCTTCGGTAACCGCTTCCATATCCAAAACCATGGACACGGCACACATAATGGTCAAATAGGATACAATATCAAGTCTTCTGCTTTCTCTGTAAGTGGTATTGGTGGTTCAGTTTACTTTGCTGATGTACCCAACCAAGGTTTGAAGACTGGCACCTTAAACTTGATAAGACTCATCTCACCAACTGAAGCGCAGGTTGTCAAGAAGAATGTTGGGGAAGTTGACTATGTGAAGGGTGAAGTAAAGATATATCCTATTAACATTACTTCAACAGTTGTCAATAAAGGAACTCCTATTATTGAAATTTCTGCCACACCATTCTCAAATGATGTCATCGGATTACAGGATCTTTATTTGCAACTAGATATTAATAACACAATGATTACTATGTTGCCTGACGGTATATCCTCTGGATCTGATATCTCTGGAAGTAACTATTCAGTCTCCTCCAGTTATTCTAATGGTTCTCTTGTTCGTGGTCCAGTTGTCTTAGCATCAACGACTAATACAACCTTGAGTGGTACAACTAGCACTACTACAACTTATACAGCACCAACATCCGCAAGCACTACTACCTCCACATCTGGTGGTTCTACCTACTAAGACAAAGATAATAACAAATGGCAGAAACTAGAGTAAAAATCCAAACGATTCTTGAGAGTCAGCTTCCAGAGTATCTTGTGGAGGAAGCACCACTTCTTGTTGAGTTTCTTAAACAGTATTATATCTCACAAGAGTATCAAAGTGGACCAGCAGATATTGTTCAAAACATTGATAAGTATCTGAAACTGGAAGAAAACTCAGAAACAAAGGAGTTTACTTATCTGTCTGATGACATTACGTCGTATGATACAGAGATTCCTGCCAGTGCATTGGGTGTTGGTGGGTTAATTAGTACCTTCACTCAGGGTTTTCCTGATGAATATGGACTTTTACTCATTGATAATGAAATTATTACCTATGAAAGACGTAGTCAATACGCTTTTGAAGGATGTAAGAGGGGTTTTAGTGGCGTAAAGTCATACAGAAAGGACTCTACACCTGATGAACTGGAATTTTCAGAGTCTTCTGCGGCAAGTCACAAGAGAGAAGCACTAATTTACAACCTTAGTGCCAAGTTTTTAACAGAATTTTTCACAAAAGTCAAGCGACAGTTCATTCCAGGTCTCTCTGATAGAGAATTAGCATCAGGATTGAACCAAAGAAGCTTTGTTCCTAATGCAAAAGACTTTTATGAGTCAAAAGGAACGGATGATTCGTTCAAAATTCTGTTCGGAGCACTTTATGGCGAAAGAGTTGACGTAATTAAACCCAGAGAATACCTTTTCAGACCATCTGATGCTGGTTACAGAACAACAAAGGACTTAGTTGTTGAGGCACTTGAAGGAAATCCTTTAGATCTCTTAAATAACACCTTATATCAAGATGCATATCCTGAATATGGCATTGAAAACTCCTATGCATCCATCACGGACGTTCAAAAAATATTTGAAGATGGTAAAGAATTCTACAAATTAAGTTTTGACGCCGACTATGACAAAGATTTGACCCTTGAGGGAACTTTGTATGGCAATTTTGTTGTTCATCCCAAAACAAGAGTCATAACATCGACCAATTCTGGCGATACTATTCTTGATGTTGACTCAACTGTTGGTTTTGGAACAACTGGCACCTTAGTTACTAAGTCTTCTTCGAGTGCAGACGTAAGTATTGCATACACTGGCAGGTCAGTAACTCAGTTTTATGATATTGTTGGACTGACCACTACTGTTAGTAGTGGAACTGATGTTAGACTTGATGTTTTTGCATATGGTTACTCTGGTATAACCACTGAAAACCCAATTAAGGTAAGAATTGGTTCAGTTCTTGATGAAGTTAATATTTTAGGAAATACCACTCTCTTTACAGATAACGATACTGCAAAAATCAAGACCTTAGGTATTTCTTCAGAGACTATTAGAAGAAATAACTGGATTTACAACATTGCAAACAGTTATGATGTCTTATCCTTCACTTTGCGGGATAGATCTAACTTTACATATGACATTGAACTGCATGATGACCATATCTTCTACCTTGGAGACAGAATAAAACTCACCGACAGCACTTCGGAAACTGAAAATGCAAGAGTTGTCGATATTTTAGGTCCAAGAAGAATATCCATCAGAGGACAAGGCGAATTAGACTCTGATTTGACTTATAGTATTGACAGATATATCCGTAAACCAAATTCTAGACAATATGGTGATATCGTTAATAACACAGCAAACATACAAAACGTATATACCGACTATTCGGATAATGTTTTAGTTGCTTCTCCATCAATACCCTTCTACTCTAACCAAGTATTAGAACCTAACAATAAAAAGGTCACATTCTCTGGCACTTTTAGTGGAGAACAGATTAAAATCATTTCCAGAAAGGACCACGGTTTCTATACAGGCGATAAAGTATATTATACTCCAAATCAGACCACATCAACTCTTCTTGATGATGATGGTGAAGTCATTGAAGTCACAAAAACTATTAATAGTAAACTTGATAATCTTGATGAAGGTTTATACTATGTTAAGAGAGTAAGTTCAACCACTATCAGTCTTGCAAAGAGTCCTTCAAACCTCAATAGTGGAGTTTTCATCACTGTTACTGGAACTGTAACTGATAACACTATTGAGTTCTACGATTTTAAGGATAAAGAACTTCAAATACAAAATATTGTAAGAGAAGTTAAACCACCTGTTAATAAGAGTGAAACTTTTGAGACTAAACCTGGTAGAACTGGTATTTTCATCAACGGCGTTGAGATTTTAAACTATAAGTCTTCTGAAACTGTTTTCTATGGAGAAATTAGTAGCGTAGACGTTGCGGCTCCTGGTTTTGGATATGATGTTATCAATCCACCAAGTTTACACATCAGTGACTCTCAAGGTATTGGTGCAACAGGAACTTGTGCTGTTACTGGTGCATTAGAAAGAATTGAAATAGTTGATACTGGGTTTGATTACGTCAACAAACCATTCGTTGTCATTACTGGTGGTGAAGGAAAGGGTGCATCTGCTGAAGTTAACACCACTAATGTTGAGCATAGTGTAACTTTCAACTCTGAGTCTTCATCGTCCGATCTTAACATCTTTACTGATACTATTGGGTTCTCTACCTATCATAAGTTCAGGGAAAATGAGCGTGTAATATACCTCTCAGATGGGCAGGAAGGCATCGCTGGACTTGGCACGGGGTCATCTTATTATGTGCGCCTAATTGACGGGTTCAGCGTCAAATTACACGCCAATGAGGATGATGCTATTGCTGGTATCAACACAGTAAACATCAATGATTATGGTGTTGGTATTCATAGACTGAAGTCTGCAGAAGGCAAAGATATAATCACGGATATTGTTGTTACAAACCCAGGTGAAGGATATAAGAACAAGGAAAGAGTAGCAACAACTGCAGGTATCAATACTGCACTTAGTTCTGTCAATATTGTATCTCATGGATACGAAACTGGTGAAGAAGTTAAGTATTCAACCACTGGAACTGTTGTATCTGGTTTAACTACTACTACAAACTACCTGGTTAAGAAAGTAAGCGATGATTCGTTTAAGTTAGCACCAGTCGGTCTTGGAACTATTGCAAAAACATATTACTTGGATACTGAGCAGTATGCAGAGTTAGACTCTATTGGCGCTGGAGACCATAAGTTCAACTATACACCCATCACTGTAAGTATTGTTGGTAATGTTGGAGTTTCTACCTTAGCAGGTCAAGACTTCTCAGCAAAAATTCAACCAGTATTCAGAGGATCGATTGATTCCGTTCAGGTTACCGCAAAGGGTTCTGAATATGGTTCTGACACAACTATCAACTACAATAGACAACCACAGTTCCACTTTAGAAGTGGAAATGCTGCTCAGTTGATTCCTATCATCAACCGTGGTGTTATTCAGGAGGTTCTGGTTGTCAGAGGTGGATCTGGTTTTAATAGTCCACCAGACCTTGTTATCAAAGGCAATGGCAACTATTGCAAACTTACTCCTATCATTGATGGAGGAGAACTTAAGGAAGTTAAAGTCATTAATGGTGGTATTGGGTATGATGATACAACTACTATTGAAGCAGTTGGTGCTGGACAGAATGGTAGACTGTTGGCAAATATTCAGAGATGGACTGTCAACAACTTCCAAAAGTATTTCAACATTATTAGTAATGATGATGGCATCATTACAGAGTCTAATAGAAGTGATAAAGGACTTCAGTATTGCCACCTTTATGCTCCCAGAAAACTAAGAGAATCGGTATATGCCAGATCTCAAAGTTCAGGTAGTGCAGATATCAAAGACCTTATTCTGTATGGAATATCTGATCTTAGAAAGGTCAACAGTGAGGAAACTACTTCAACAAGTCACTCTCCAATAATTGGATGGGCATATGATGGTAACCCCATCTATGGACCATATGGTTTCTCCGAACCCAATGGTGGCACTGCCAAGTTGATGGAAAGTGGATATGAGTCAGTAACTAAAACAAATAGACCACCAGTTGGTAACTTCCCTCAAGGTTTCTTTAACGAGGACTTTGAGTATAAGGGAAGTGGAGACCTTGATGAACATAACGGAAGATTCTGCGTAACTCCAGACTATCCAAATGGCACATATGCTTACTTCTCCACAATTAACCCTGGTGATGTAGATACTGATGGTCCATTCAAAAACTATAAGAGACCTGTATTCCCATACTTAATTGGACCCACTTTCCAGTCTGAACCCAATGCCTTTAACTTTAGCAAAGAGTCAAACCAAGATGAGTATGAGTTTACTGGATTCAAGTGGTTTAGAAATACAACAAACTATCAGCTGACATCATCCAACAGTTCTTACAAGTATGTCTTTGAACCTTATGACATTAAGGAGCAAAATGTAAATATTGAATATGTTACAAGAGGTAGCGTAGATAACATTGGTATTACAACTGGTGGTGATGGTTATCAAGTTAACGATAGACTTAAGTTTGATAACTCATTGACTGGTGGCAAAAATGCTTCTGCAAGGGTTGAAAAGGTTTTTGGTAAGAAAGTTCTTTCTGTTAGTGCTGCAACCACTTCATTTACTTCCGTTGAGTTTGCAACAATAGATGGTGTCGGAAATGTCATTGGTTTTACAACTTCACCACACGGACTGAAGAACCTTGAACTTGTTAATGTTTCTGGTCTCAATACCTCCTTCTCCAAGATTGAAGGTTCGTATTCTTTAGGAATTAGAACTGACAACTTTGTAACTACTCTTGGTATTGGCTCAGTTGGTGTTACTGGTTTAACGACATTCTTCTATGTTTCTGGTATCCTTGAATATCCATATGTCAGAGAGAATGACATTCTTGGTATTGGAACTCAAGAGAAAGTCAAAGTTCTGAATGTGGACCCAGATGCTGGAAGACTTAGAGTTCTTAGAGAATATGAGTCAACTGTAAGTTCTGCATACACTGCAACTTCAGTTCTTTATGAAGATCCTAGAAAGTTTAGAATTAATACTGGGTTCAGAACTGACTACGCTTACAATGTAAACAGAGAACTGTATTTTGACCCATCTGAGTCTGTTGGTATCGGTACAACAACTGCTGTTGGTATCGGAACAACTATCGTATTCTCTGTTCCTGGCGCAGGTTCTACTCAGGTCTTTGTCCCATCACAGTCAATCTTCTTACCAAAGCATAACATTAAAACTGGCGATAAGGTAAGATACTCCACTCACGGTGGTAGTGAAATTCGTGTATCGAATGGTTCA